GTTGTCTCTTTTTGTAATCTCAGACTGAGCAGTAGTTGTGCTAGTGCCGTCAACGTAAGAGGTCAAAGTACCTGTGATAGCTGCTGGGCCGAAAGAGATTGAACAAGCACCCTCTTTACCAATTGCCGCATTGCTTTGAGAGCCGTTATCAAGAGAGAATGTGAAGTCAGTGTAGCAAACATCAGCTGGGGTCTGTGGGGTTCCGTCGATGAAGAATTCAACAACATCCTTAACTGATCCACTTACCCGGCTTGCGTTTACAGCGTTATCTGAAGCTCCGGCGATCTGAGTGATTCCAGCAACCTGACCAAGGCCCATCATGTCGTAGTTCATTGTTACAATTGAACCAGAAGTGATTGAAAGGCTCATAGATCCAATCTGGCAGCCTTCAAAGGTCTTGTAGACAATGCCTGAGTCTGTAGGGATTCGCTTCTGAACAGCAAGACCGACAGGTACGTTAGAGTTACGGACAGACTTGCCAACAACGGTAGCTGAAATGGTTTCATCTACAGGCGCAGGAGAAACAACAACTTCGTCATCACTGGTTACGGCTGTAATGGTGAATACACGCTCGTTCAGTGCCGAATCAAATGGTACGAAGTACTGACCAACAACTGCTGCTGCAAAAGCACCAGTCTGGGTAATGGTTGCACCTGAGTTAGCAAATGTGGTTGAGCCGGTTGAATTAATTTCAGCATATACTGAATTCTGCATTGCGGCTTCTACAAGAGTAAGCAGGCCGGGATCAGAGACGGATAATTCTCGCTCTACAGATCCAGAGACCTCTGAGCTGGTGATTACGTTAAAGCCGGGCTGACGAGTTACGTCAACTTCGGATGATTGAGTAAAACTTTTGGCAATATCAATATCGCCTGAAGTTCTTCGCAAATTACTCCAAGCTGGTGTCACGGGGACACCAGATGATGGACTGACTTGCTTTACAGCCCAGTAGCTGACCGCGTTACCTTGAATGCTTGACATAATTGTACCTTATTCTGTTAATGAGAAATCAATATAGTGTTGTCATTATATCATATATACCTTACTACGAATGAGTAGGTAATATCCTTTCTGTTCCATTTATTCGTCCCTGTAGCCCTAACAACGGCTGTGACATCCTTTGGCTGATCTTGCTGGCTGTATACTTCAGAGCCATCAGCTCCTCTGTATGATGCATTTAGAAAGATTGAGTCCAGTGTTGGCTCAATAGTCGTGTTTAAATATTTCTTTGATAGCTCTTCTGGCCAGAATATTGAGAAATCAACGAAGACAACTAATCTTTTATTTTTAGTCACTCCATCCATTATTGAGTCATTAAATGTAAATGACTCGGTAACCTGAAAGCTCATCCAGTAAGCGTCTGTCGGTTGAGATTGTCCGGGTGTAAAAGTGGACATATCTATGAAAGTGCTACCTTGGTCTGTTGCGCCATTATAATAACCATCTACAAATTTAGTTATCACCGGCTCAGAAAAACCCTGAACAAACATGGCTGTTAAATCTTCATTATAAGTAAGAGCCATTATCTGATCGCCTCTGATGCCGTGGTCACAGCCTTGCTAACAAGCTTATCTGCAGTATCACCAGACTCATCGAAAGATACAGTCTCGGCGTAGAACGCATCTTCGTTTGATACGTTGTTTTGAATAAATATTTCAGAATCTTTCTTTAATGTGAACTTGGTTATATTGGAGATCATTTCACCCAATGCAGAAGCCCCGCTAGGGTCTCCAGAGTTGCTTACCTGACCGTTATACTCTTTATCTATAGAAGCGTTCCAGTTAGCTTTAAACAGTCCGCTACGAACCGGTGAGGCGTATACAGCGTACCTTGATGCAACGCTAGCAACCTTTTGAATGTCTTCATCTACAAGATCTATGAAATCATCCATCATTAAATCCATCTCTTTTGTATCTATCTTAATCATTCTAGTTCCTTAGAAGGAATTTCCATGTAACGCCAACGGAGTCAGATACAATCTCTTTAACAGTAAAATCTTCTGAGTCAAATGTCATTATTGAATTTAGTTTTGGCTTCTTTATCATTTCTGTTATTTGAGATACAACTACAATATCACCAGCCTGAATATCTCTAAATATCTGAGCAGATGGACGCTCTGACTTTGACGGGCTCAGCAGGAATGAATCTGCAGAGTAGACCGTATCGGTGGTGGTTTGTATGCCAGTTATTCTATCTATACCGCCACTCACGGATTCAGTCCATGAAAGAGTATGCAGCGCATCTTTAAAAAACTCATCTGCTTGAAATTCATCAAACAGTTTATTAAAATCAGTAAGTGCGCCCATATATTCAGCCTCTCAAGAAAAGGGAGGAATATTTTCCACCGGATGATAATATGTATGGAGCAATTATCAGTGAAGCTTCCTCTGCGATAATGTTCTTTTTGGCGTTTAGCTGAGAGCCTACACTGAAGTATTCTTTAGAACCAAGGCCATCCATTTTCATTTGCTTAACGAGGGAAGGGTCAATCTCTGCATTTCTATTTGAAGATGCCAAGTAATAAGCCTGAGTAGCTGTGGCTTCAATTAATTCAGATGGGAATACAGTGTAGTCAGTTATCGCTACTTTACGGGAGTCGTATATTCCAGTTCTAGGAAAGAACAGCGCATAATCGTCGCTGTACATAGTACCGAGATATTTATCCCAGTAAGCTTTATCGAATGCCTTTGTTGCAGATATGACGGCTCGACCGATGTCTTCGTCGGTAAATGTGTAGTCTTTTTTGAACTGATCTAAAGACCACAAAGACTTAGTGTACGCAACGGATGCGTAGGAGTTAGCAGTAGCTCCGACAGTGGATATTACATCGAAGTCTGTATATGATTCAGTAGCCATAAAAGCCATACCGTTTAATAGATATGACCATTATAGCATGGTGAGAGAATTGATTTTAAATTTACAGCTATCGTCCGCCAACTATAAAGTATCCGTCAATTTCAGCGGTTACATCGTCAGAACTTGTTAAGTTTGCGATTTGCATTTTAATGTAATCGTTCTGATCAAGAATAACATTAACCTGTAGGTTAAAAAAACCAATATCCCTGTTACCGGCAATGTTATTTATTGTTCTTTGCTGCCCACCGATTTCCACAAAAGAAGATAAGCTGTCATCCCACTTAGTAACGTAGAGCTTAACCTCGTCGTTTGCAGTACCCTCTAGGAGTATATTGGAAAAGATAGTGTACTCTCGCGGGTCTGAACCCAAGTGCCTAAGTTGACCATTTGATGGTGAATCAAAGTGCTGCATATCATTTTCTGTAAATACTCCATTCAAGTCAACTTTCTGCCCTATTGTTGCAGGCATAGTTGTTATGGAAGCAGTCGTAATAGTTGATCTACCGCCTACAAATGTGTTTCTTACTCCTTGATTTCCAGAGAAGAAGCAAGGTAGATTCGTATGATTTATGTTTGGCATTAGAGTTACGTCATCTGAATTCTGAGCACCATTTCTAGTAACTTGAGAGTTAACATATTGCAAAGTTGACGAATTCGGAAAATTTGTTTCTGAGAAATCATTTAAGCTTGCTGTCGCACCTAGATCGGTATTTGTATCAGTTCTGAATCTTGACTGCATGACAAACCCAGCACCTGCTGAGAATAGCGGTGCATTCATTGCGTCATCCAGACCCCTTACGAGAGTTGTAGCCATTCGATACCCACCAGACCATGTACCCTTCAAGGTCAGGGTTGGCGTCCCGCCAATCCTGCCTGTGTTGCTCTCAAGACCTTGCCTGTAAGTATCTACTGTACCTAGTGAGCTACAGTTAGTGTAATAAACTCGAACCATTTCAAATGCTTCATTTGAGGTTTTTCCAGAAATATCATATACCTCTGAGCCTACCCCGGATGCAGAGATACCAACTTCCTTCATTAGTAAGCTTCCACTGCCACCTACCGGAGATACAAACATTGTGTAGTTTGGCTCTGTTGAGTATAAAACAGAAACATCAAAGCTGTGCCCTGATATAGATAACCCACCAGCTGGCACTATTATACTTGACGACCCCATGTCAACACGACCATCAATAAAATACAATACATCACTACTAAGATCTCCAAATAAATCAGAAGATGATGAAACTATCTTCATTTTAGTAAAGAAGTCATGCCTGTCTCTATATGCTGGTGGTAGTACGCTCATCATTACCGTCCGTAACTATTCGTGTATGCTGCTGGAAGTACATTTGTTGAAGTTGGTGCTGTCTTAATTTGATTGGCTGCCGGGAGAGTCATTTACTAACCCTCTGTAGCTGTAACTGTAATCTTAACGTGCGTAGCAACTGTAATACCAGCCAGAGACACAGTGATAGACTCAAGAGGAGATCCTGCACTGGCGTATGCTGCCGTGTCTGTTGCATTGATTGGGCTGTTATTAAAAGGTGATGCTGACTGAGCGCCCGGAATACTACCGGATACAATTACAGTACCGGCTTCTGGAACTGCTGGGGTTGTGAAAGCAGCATCGCTGTAGAATGACGCTACAGCAGTCCAGTTGTAGAAGTTGTCATCGACCTCAAAACTAAAAACATCAGTGACTGCGCCTCTTACTTTGTATTTTCTTGACATTTTTAATCTCTCTTTATTTAATTAATTGAACCCAGCCAACTTATGTGAAGCTGGGTTTATTTGTTGATTATTCTTTTACTAGGCTTTCAATACCAAACTTCTTGATAGCTGAAATGAGATCTGACTTTGTTTTTGGACCGCGCTTTCGCTCGTACATGTTACCTTCTGGGTCTGAGTAAATACCCGGCTCAATCTTATTTAAATCTTCGACAGTAAGCTCTCTTTTTTCTTCCTTGACTAATGCCATAGTGGCTTTAGCAAGTTGAGCGTTTACAATGTCTTCAACTTCAAGATCAACGACGTATTCTTTCTTCTCTATCTTGGCCAATGGCTCAACTACGCCAAACTTCTCAAGATGAATGCCGGTTGTTGCTGCCCATAATTCAATGCGCTTGTTTTCACACGCCAAAACAATCTTATCGCAAGAATCTTCAAATCCGTAGTTAAAACTACCGTTTGAGAAGATAACTTTATTACCGACCTGCTCTTGCTTTAGCCGGTAAAGGATGTGCTCTTCGTTTGTTAAGCCGTTTTGTACAAAGAAAATGATTTTCATAGGTTTCTCCTACTGTTTATAGTCTGTCTATTTTAACATAAAAAAAAGGATGCCGAAGCATCCTATTTTTTAGCTATCTAAA